CGACCTCGCCCTCGCCTTCCCACCACGAGTAGTGCGCTTTAAGTTTGTCCGCATCAATCAGTCTCATCGTTTCCTCCCTTCATGTCAGCACCGCAGAACGGGCAGTATCTTGTTTCGCCGCCAATCATTCCGCACTCCGAACAACGCCTTACGCCATAAAAACAGCCGCTTGTAGTCTCCAGTCTGTCAAACACCCACCGCCCGGTCTTACGCTCTGGCTGTGCTGACGGCAGTGTGCGCAGAATCTTCAGCACGTCATTGAACATAAGCCCCGGCATACCGGCAAACATCGCATCAATCGCCGCCTGTCTGTCGATCAGATCAGCCATGCGTTACGCCTCCTTTTTGGTAGTGGATTCCCGTGCGTGTTCAACGTACCGCCCGATGTATTCCGCAATCTGTTCGAGTTCGTCGAGCGTCATGTGGCGGCGCTTGCCCTCCTTGGTCTCGACCTCTTCCTCGATGATTTCGCCCGCCCAGATAAGCGGGTTGCCATGCTCTCCAAGCCACATCATAATCTGCCCCTCCCTCTGTTGAGTGTTTTGAACGCCTTTATCGTCGTGCCGCACGTCGTCGCGTTGACCACTGTCGGCACGCTCCCGGTGCTAGGGTAGTGCCCGCCGTACCGCTCGTCGCCCAGTCCCAACAGGTGCACAACCCGCGAGACGTACACGAGTGGCAACTCCATCGCCTCTGCAATGGTCTCCATGCTCATGCCCGAGCGGTAAAGCGCCGCCAGTGCTTCGACAACGCCGTCGTCATCGTAGTCCATCACTTGTCCCTCCTGTTCTTGAACTGGCTCATCATGGCCTCGAACTCCTCGTCAGACATTGCTTGGCCGGGTGTGTGGAGTTTGTCGAGTTCTTCCCACGAGCCGCCCGCCGTTTCGCGTTGCCCGGAGTAGTACATGGTAGGCGGCGCGGTCTTGACCTGCGGCGCGGTCTTTTCGGCCTTGCGCTCTGCGTCACGCCGTGCCCAGTTGCGGACAGCCGCCCGCCAGTCCCTCATGGGATTTTTACCGACCCGCCACCCGTTGGCCTCGTAGTAGTCGACAAACGCCTGCGCGTCGATGGTGATGTTCTTCTCGTTGCAGAACGTCACGACGTCCTCCACGGTCGGGCGCGTGGGGCGCTTGCCGCCCTCTCTTTTATCCTTACCTATACTATCCTTACCTATACTAACCTTACCTGCGTCAACCACTGGTATACCGTCTGGTATACCAACTGGTATACCGTTGGTGTCCACGAGCGAGTAAGCGCCGTTTTCCTTGACCGTCAGCATGGCCTTTTCGTCTGTGTATGTGGTCTCCTTGTATCGGTCGCTCCGCAGGTAGTTGTGGATGCGCCAGTGCTTGATGACCACGAGCCCAGACTCGAACGGTATCAGAAACCGCTTTGCGATCAGTACCCGCATATCGTCCTCGCCACACCCCACGAGGCGCATGACGCGCCGTGGAGAGTTTACAAACCCGTCGTCGTCCGCCCTCATCGCCAGATGGAAATAGAGCATCTGGGTCGTGGCGGGCATGTCCAGAAAAGCATCGGAGTCGATGATGGTCTTTGCGAACATCCTGCGCTCCGCCATTTAAACCACCTCCTCGATACCGACCACAATACGCGGTCGTTTGCGGTCAATCTCGAAGTCGTCGGAGTATCCCGCGACCTCGTCCCAACCATCGTCAGAGAGGACACCGCAGGCCACCAGAGCGTCCTGTATAATCTTGTGGGCAAACCCCGAAACGTTGTCGTGGTCGCGCCGTTTGTTCGGCTCAAAGAACAAGTACCGCAGGCGGACAGGGTGCGAAAACCGCACCCCCCGCAACTGCGTCTTGACCGCGTACTCGACGTACGTCTGGGCGTTGCGCTTCATCTGCGCCCCCTTGTAACGGTTGGTGCGTTCCGCCGCGATCAGTTCGTTCAGCCCTGCGAGCCTCCCCTCGATGATAAATGTGTGCATCATTTCGTGCTCCACGGCAACCCGGAGTCGTTCACGTCATCAGCCGGGAGGAAACCGTCGGCAGTCTTCGGAGCGGGCGCAGGCGTGGCCGTGTCTCCCTTGTTCTGGGCGAACTCCTGCGACGACACATAGATTTCGGTCGTGCGCACGTTCTGCCCTTCACGGTTGGTGTACGACCCGGTCTTGATGCGCCCGGAGACGAGCACCCGCATCCCCTTGCGCAGGTACTTCTCGGCAAACTCCGCCGCCCGGTCAAACGCCACGCACGGGATAAAGTCTGCCTCGGTGTTCTGGCCGTAGTTGATGGCCACGGTGTACTTGGCGATTGGCTTGCCGTCCTGTGTGCTTCTGATCTCGGGGTCTCTCGTCAGATTCCCCATGATGATTGCCATGTTCATGTTGTCCCCTCCTGTTTCCTGTGTTTCTCCGCCCACCGCTCCACGATGGCGATGGCGTCTGCGTATTGTTCTGTCGTCATGTCGGTGGTGTACTTCACGCCGTAGTGCTTGAGCGTCGCCTCGAGTTCAAGCCCGTTTTGCGTCAGAAGCCTCTCAAGCGATTTTGCCTGCGCGGCGGTAACTCTGTTCGCCGTTGATGCTTTCGGCGCTCTCTGCGCGTCCTGTGCGTTCTGCGTGGCATCCTGTGCGGCGATGGCCGCCCGCACTTCCTCGGCGCTCGCGATGGACACGTCCACGCCTAGTCCGATCATGCCGAGACAGCGACCGACGGCGGATGTCTCGCAGTTCTCGATGTACGACGTGCGGTTGATGTTGCTCGCGCCCTCGTTCTCGTAGGCCGTCCCGGTCGCCAGACAGACGCGCCTGCCGTCCTCGTCGTAGTACCCGGCCTCCGCGCGGAAAACGCAGGTGCGCTTGCCCGCCTCGCCGTCGTTGCTCATCATTTCCGTGATGATGTACCCGGTCGGCCAGATGGTACGAAACGCCCGCACCCTCTGGGGCACTTCCGCGTACGCCTTGCCGCGCACGTCTGTCGTGCGTATGGTGTCGTTCGCCGCTCTGATCTGATCATAGGTCACGCTCATCTGGCCACCCCCGCGATTTGCATGTTGTTATGCTCCACGAGCCGCGCCCCGGGGATTTCCTCGCCCTGCTTGAGCGCCTGCTTGAGCGCCTGCTTGTCGATGTGGTGCGTGTACACGATGTACCGGGAACAGGCGTCATCGTCCCATGCCAGTTCGGCGCAGTCATCGACCTCGACGGCCTCGGAGCGCCGCCATCTGACCGACACGCGGGCGGTCTCCAACCGCTCGCCATTAAGCGATGCCGCGAGCCTCTGCTCGAGCCGTTCGGCGTGTTTCTCGACCGACCGACGACGGGCGGCGAGGTTCTGCTCCTCCGCCCGCATGGCCGCCGCCAGTGCGCGGTGGTTCTTGATGTAGAGCGCCACGTTTTCGCGTTTCTGCTCCTGCGTCAGTTCGAGCGCGTCGATCTGCTTCTGGATGTCCTCGTCGATGACGCCGTCCTCGTCGTAGAGGTTGTCGAGCAGGTACGCGAGCGTCTGGTCGATTTCCCAGAGTGTCATGTTGTTGCTCTTTGACATTTCCGTCTCCTTTGGGGTATACTCCCCGTGTGTGTTGTCCTTTGGGTGATGGGTCGGTTGCCTCCGTCCATCACCCGTTTTCGTTTACCATCGGGACGCCGCGCAGGTGGTAACGCCCGTAGTGCCCGACCTCTTTGCCGTTGTCGTCGAGGATGGGGACGCGCTCCGTATAGATGTCGTATCCCTCCTCCTTGAGGTTGAACACCCGCGACGCAAGCCTCATCGTCCCGCACAGGTTGTACGCCTCCACGGCGGTGATGCTCCCGTGTTGTAACAGGTAGCGCAAAACCGCCTTTTCCTGTGTCTCTGTTCTCGTGCTCATTGATTCCCCTCCTTGTAGTCGTAAATGGTCATCTGGCCGTCGTTCTGGCGCAGATTGTCGTGCATGACCCCGGCAAAGTCTCGGAACATGCGCGTGTACTCGTACGCGTCTTTGAATACGACTTTGCAAGCCTTTGCCAGTTTCGGCTCATAGACCTCAATCGTGTGTAGTTCGTCGCCTATCGCTTTGCTATACGGGCAACCGACGCACCCTGTGCGCTTTAGGCCGTATTTCGTGTAACAGTCAGAATGGACGATGCCGAAATGCTCATCGTAGTACCTTTTGTCGTCGTCCGAGTACCAGAACACGGGGCGGTATGTCGGCGTCTGGGTCGTGTCGTGGGTGTAGCACCCTTTGTACATGAACTGCCGCACCCCCCCCTCTGCGCGGCGTATGCCCATAACAATCAAGTCCGCGTTTGTTTTCCTCTCGTGGTGTATCGCGGGATTTTTCTTTGCGTAGGTGCAACACTTATTCGAGATTCTGAACTGCGGCGGGTACGCCATGAGGAACTTTTTTAGATGTGGCCGCCAGTCAATGTCGAGGCGAGAAACGCGATGCCATCCGAGTTCCTTTGTGTACTGGTTGCACCACCATTTGATGGCCGAGTATGGACACGCGGGGTATTTTGCTCTGAGTTCCTCGTACTCGCCGTCTTCCCACTGAAACCCGCCTTTTTGCAACTGCATGATGCGTTGCGAAATGTACTTGCTCAGAAACGGCTGACCGATTTCGCGGCAACAGGTCGGGATGCTTTTTTCTGCCTTGATGCGCTCGATGGTTATGCCGTATCTCTCCTCGAGGTATCGCAGGTGCTTTCGCGTTGCCATGTACTCGAGGCCAGTGTCGAACCATACATAGTTGATCTCGTTCTCGTCGTTTCGGCACTTCTCGATGATGTCGAGGACGATGTCGGAGTCTGAGCCGCCACTGATCGAGACGGACACCTTTTTGTGGTGGAGCAGTACCGCCCGCGCCTTGATGAGTCCGTCGAACACGGTCACGTTGTCGACGCCCGCGAGCATGTCGTCCGTCAGTCTCACGGCCTGCACCCCCTCACGATTGCGACCAGTTCCTCGTCAGTCACGTCATACGCGGCGGCCATGCCGCGCAGGTCTTCGAGCCGTGCCATCCCCGGGTCGTCGAGCATCCGCCGCAGGTGCGGCTCGGAAAACCCCGAGTTTTGTGCAAACGTCATCCGCGTCGTGTCGTCCTCTGCGATCAGACGGGCGACCATGCCTCGAAAGATGGCATCAGCACGCCTTGTCTCTACTAGCACCTTTTTCCACCTCCTTCTGGTACTCCATGGCGGCGTAGTGCCACCAGTACGCGTCCTGCCGCACCTCGTACAACTGTCTGCGCGTCCGCAGGTGTGCCTCCTGTTCTCTGACCATGAGCGCGTACCAGTGCCGAGACCCGGAGTACAACAGCACCGCCGCCGCAGTCACTACCACGAGCGCCATAATCAGATACGCCTCGAGTAACGTCATTCCTCCACCTCCTCGATAAATCCCTCGATGTCGCCGATGCCGTCCCGCACCGCCTCGAGTCCGTCTGTTGCCTCGCCGACCACGTCGCAGGCCGTAGAAACGGCCTCGTGTTCTGCCGGGTGTGCACACGCTTCCCACTCGTCGAGTTCGGCGGCCAGTCGTTCAAGCGCCGCCAGTGCCGCGTCGAGATGGAGCGTTGCCACCCTCAAGTTTTCCCTCATGTTTTGCCCTCCGTCAGTTGACGTCGCCGACGATCTGATCGAGCGTTACACCCAGTGCCGACGCGACCTTTAGCATGTTCGGCACGCTCATCGTCAGAAACGGATTGTCTTCGGAGCGTTTCCGCCATGTGTAAAAGGTCGACTTTTCAACCCCTGCCCGCTTAAAGACCTCGTAGTCGGTCAACCCTTGGTCGTCGCGGAGTCTTTCGTACTTTTCCCTTGTGGTCATCTGTCCCTCCTTTCATCAAGATGTAGCGGTTGCGAGTAGTACGATTTTGCGTTATAGTGATGTTTACCAGACACACTTACGAACCCCGTACAACGTACGCAATTCCGCACTTCCTGTCAAAGTATAGTGCTCAGTTGCGTACCTGTCAAGCAAAAAGTGCGGAAGTCCGCATATTTTTTCCGGGAGGTGTACGCATGTACGCACAACTAGAGAAGTTGATGCAGGAGAGAGGCACGAACATGTCCCGCGTATCGCGTGACACAGGCATCGCAAAGACGACGCTGTCGTCGTGGAAAAGCGGACGCACAAAGTCGCTATCTGCCGCGAACCTTTCGACACTTGCGGCGTATTTTGACGTACCCGTTGAATACTTCGTGACAGGGGATGCCGAGGAAAAATACTACGAAGACCCGGTCACGGCAGAACTGGCTCAACGCATGAAAGACGACCACGACCTGCGCCTCCTGTTTTCGGCGGCACGGGATGCAAAGCCCGAAACGTTGCAGGCCGTGTACGACATTCTGGTCGCGTTAAAGAAGAGGGAGAGGGGAGAAGATTGACGACATGGTTTGACGAGGAGCGCGGCGCGCTCGTGGCATACATGCGACTGCCGCTCGAGGTGCACGAGGCCGTCACGCCGAACGAGGACGGGACGTGCACCGTCATCATCAACGACCGCATCAGCGAGGACGAGGCACGGAGGGCGTATGCCCACGCCCTGCGCCACATCGCGGAGAATGATTTTGATGCCTGCGACGTGCAGGCGGTAGAGAGGAGGGCGGAACGTGAGGGCGAAAAAACTGCCTAGCGGGCGGTGGAGGGTGCGCACCTGCGTAAAGGGCGCGCGCCACTCGTTCACGGCAGACACCAAAGCGCAGGCCGAGTTTATGGCGCACCAGTACGTCGTCGGAAAGCGCCGCGAGCGCACTGACGACACGGTCGCCTCGGCGATCAGATCATACATTGACGACCGCGAGGCGGTGCTGTCCCCGTCGACCCTTGGCGGGTACAACTCACTCGCCCGCAACGCGTACGAGGGAATCGGCGCGGTGCACCTCGACGACCTCGACACAGGAGCGCTCCAGAGGTGGGTGAGCGCGTACTCGAGGAATCATGCACCGAAACGCGTACGGAACGCGTACGGGCTTCTGGTGGCGTCTGTGAGGGCGTTACGCCCGGAGTTTGTCGTCGCCGTGCGCCTGCCGCAGGCGAAAAAGGCCGACGCGCACACGCCGACCGCAGATGACGTCGCCGCCATCCTCGAGTACATCAAAGGGCGCGACCGTGACCTGTACGTCGCGGTGCTTCTGGGCGCGTTCGTGCCCATGCGTCGGGGAGAGGTTTGTGGCCTCCTCGGTGAGGACATAGACCACGTCGCAGGCACGGTCACCGTGCGCCACAATCTGGTCACGGACGACGGGAACGCCCAGTACCTCAAACAGCCCAAAACGGCGGCAGGGTATCGGACGGTCACGCTCCCGCGCTCCATCATGGCCGAGTTGCCACTGGTCGCACCGAAAGAGAGGGTCGTGCCGCTTGCGCCCGGTGTCGTGTCGCAGAGGTTCAAGACCGCCGCCAGACACTGCGGCCTCCCCGATGTGCATTTCCACTCCCTCCGCCACTTCGGCGCGTCCATCCTCCACGCGTGGGGCGTCCCAGACGCGTACATCATGGCCAGAGGCGGATGGAGCACCGACGTCATGCGCCGCGTGTACCGGGAGGCACTCGACGACCACACCCGCCGCATCAACGAGGAGGTCAACGAGCGCATCGAGGGTCTTCTTTAGCGTGCTCTGAGCGTGTCCATATCCGTGTCCACTTTTGCCGTAAAAATGGACACGGGGAACGAAAAAAGACGGCGTCAAACGCCGCCATCTTTCGCCATAACATGCAAAAAACCTCGGTTCTATGCGGGTTTACCGCGTAAAACCGAGGTTTTTGAATCATGAGCCACTGGGGACTCGAACATCATACGAACGGCCTAAAACCTTCATTCTCACGCGGTCGTGTCCACGTTCGTGTCCGTGTCCAAAATCCGCCGAAGCGTCGCCGCGATGCGCTTGTCCTCCGCGCTCCGCGCCTCCTCGGCAATCGCTCGGTGTATCAACGCCTTGATTGCTCCCTGTATGCTCGGCTGTCTGTCGAGCCACTCGATCACGAGCGCGTCCGTCTTCGTGTTGAGTTTCATCTTGATCTGGCGCGTGTGCGTCGCGTCGTACCGCGCCTGCCGTTCGGTCGCTTTGCTCGCCATCACTGCGCCTCCTTCGTAAGTTCGTTCCAGATGTCGGCGTATTCCTCGGCGGTCAGATCGCTCGGAACGTCCCACCCCTCGGCGCGGAACGTCCGCAGGTCGTTCTCCGCATCCTCAACCGTCATCGCGGTCGGCGTGTCTCTGTATGCGTCAAAAAGAGACTCTACAAACTCCCATTTTCCCATCATTTCGTTGCCTCCTTATGCCGTCATCTTCTCGCCGTTGGTCATGATGTAGTGCGTCGCCTCGCCCTCATACCACACGTTCCCGAGATACGTGCCCGTGATGATGTTTGCCATGTGGGACTCCTCGTCCATGGCGTAGATGTCGAAATGCTCGCCGATGGAGTCGTCCCAGTCGAGCGCCGCCCAGAAGCGAAAGCCCCGGATGGAGTCAGTGACCATTTGCTCGCCGCTCGTCAGTCTCCGCACGGCCTCGTCCGCGCCCTTCTTGAATGTATTGATGCCGATGCCCTTCATATCTGTGCCTCCTTGTGTGTGGTGGTGGGGGAGGTCACCCTCCCCCGGCGTGGTTGGTTATCCTGCAAATTCTTTCGTCGTGACTGTGAACGACAGCCCCAACGCCTCGGCGTTCTTCCGATCGTCCGCGACTTTCGCCTCGACCCACCCGGTCGCCGCCCTGTGGTCGTCCGTGTAGTATCCCGCGTCCTCCGTGATTCCCGACGCCCCGGTGTAGGTGACTTCTGTGTGGCTCATGTTGAAGCGAACCATGTACCGATACTGGAGGACTCCGCCGACCGTGATGTTCCATGCCTTACCGTATGACCAGTTCATCGTTGCCTCCTTGTGTGTTGTCGTGAGAGGGGCGGGCGTTGCCGCCCCTCGGTGTGTGGTCTTTAGTAGCTCAGTCTGATCTGGTAGCCGCCGTCTTTGGAAAGCTCGATGTGCGCCGCCATTTCGTACTTAGCGAGGAAAGCGGCAAACCGCTCGTCTGCCATCACCTGCTCCGCGAGCTTGAGGGAGGCCTCGTTGGCGTTGCCTCTCTTAAACCTTGCGCCGCAGTTTACGGTGGCGGTGTGCTTGGCAACCTGTGCGTCGGTCATCATTGCCTTGGGGAACTCGTTAAAGAGCTTCGTGCCGCCGTCCCTGATCGCCTTGATGGTCTTGCGCAGTTCCTTCTCGCACTCGGCGATTTTGCCGTCAAGCTCGTCGAGGGTGTACCCGAACTGTGCCCAGTAAGCGGCGCGCTTTGCGATGGCCTCCGCTCTCTGCTCTTCGGTTAACTGGCTGAGATACTGTTTGTACGTCATGTCCTTGCCTCCTGTGTTGTGTGTGGTTTCATAGGTGTGGTGCTGTTCTATGTCAATGATTATACCGTAGGTGTGTACCTATGTCAAGCACTTTTTGAAACTTTTTGAAAAAAGTTTTTGGCACAAAAAAAGACCCCTCCGCAAAAGCGGAGGGGTTGGAGGAGGAAACCACGCCCAGAGGGTGCGGTCTGGGCGTCAGCGATCAGTCGCGCAGATCATCTTGCCATAGTCCACCCACGGCAAGCGTCCGCTCTTTGTAAACGATGTACTCGAAATCTTGAGCAGGCGGAAGTCGACAAACTCGTTGCTTGCCTCGACTTCGTAGCCGCCCGAGACGTCGATGCCGACATGACCAGAGCGCCAGAGCATCCCGCCACACACGCCCAGACGCGGGGTGGTGATGTCGTGGCACACCGAGTACAACGCGCCGCTCGTCATGTCGTACGGGACGCGGGGGTGGTTGGGGTCGATGCCCTGCGTGATCAGACACACGAACCCGGAGCAGTCCGCCACCCTGCACCCGGTCACATGGTCGATGAGTTCGTCGATGGTGTGGCCTGCGTCGGTGACGGTCTTCTTGAAGTGTGCCGGGTAGGCGTTCCACTTCATCCGCACGAACTCCGCCGCCTTGTCGCGGTTGGCGAGGAGTTCACCATTGCCGCCGTAGATGTAGCGCCAGTGCTCGCGGTCGCCGTACACGCGCACGGCGTTGGTGCGTACGTAGTCCCAGTCGGAGAGGATAGGATACACCATCACTCCACCCCCTTCGTCCTGTGGTACTCGGCGGTGGACACTCCGATCAGAGCGCCGACGAACAGAGACGCCGCCGTGAAAGTCTCACAGACGGCATCACCAAACGGCAAGCCCCAGATGGCGGAGATGGTCTTGTAGAGCACCCCGCAGGCCGGGAAGCATACGAGCGCGAGCCATTTCAAAATGGTGTAGGTTTTGT